CAGAGCCGGTAGCCGCCACAACAAAATCAGTTGTGACGGTCTCAGCACCAACCGCAGTGGTCGCAGAAACCCCGCTTAAAAGAACGGTGTTTGGCTGACCCCAAGGGCCAGAGCCCCAAGTGCCTCGCCCCCAGCCCTGTAGGGCTTCTGTGGCCTCAACAGTCTCATCACCGACTGAAGTGGTCCCCGCTACCCCGGAAACAGAAATTAACTGATTGGTAACAACAGTCTCACTGCCAACCGCAGTGGTTCCCGCTACCCCGCTAACGACTACGGGTGAGGGTTGGCCCCACGGGCCTTCTCCCCAACCTGCCCGACCCCAACCTGCAAGTGCAGACATGTCGGGTTTACCGCTAAGCTATGCGAATGATGGCGTCAGTAGCGTTCGCCGTAGGAAACTGAATCGTAAAGTCTCCGGCAGAAGAGCTTTTATCGCCGCCAAAAGCCAAAACAAGAACAGAGGGGTCGCCCGTGGCCGTTTCGTTAAATATTAGGGCTCCGTTTGCGGTGATGGTGGCAGAGCTAAACGTAAGATCTGCAAAATCCCCAAGGGCTGTTGTGCCACTTGTTGTCGGGGTGACCGACGTTAAAGTGCCACCTTTTGCCGTATATCCTGTTCCGCTAACCTCGTTTGAGGTTGTATACGCAGTAGTGCCCGCGCCGAGGGATGCCGAGCTAGTGTATAGCGCTAGCTTGAAGGTGTTACCCGTAGACGCCGTAAAATCATGCACACCTTTCAAAATCTCCGCCTTGAAAGACGTACACATTGCCTGAGAGATTGCCATCTCAAAGTCTCCTTATTAATTCAGCCAATTCAGGGTGGCCTGCATCGTTCAAAGCGTTAAAGACTGTCGTCCTATCACTACTTATAGCCTCTCGCATATAAAAGCTCAATATTTTCTCTAGCTGTTCCTTAAAAGCAAAGGCTTGCTCTCTTATAACAGGAGGAGCGTCTATTGAGACGCGCATGATCTTGTCAGCGCACCGAGAAGCTACTTCTTCTGGAGTGTGCCCTCTAAACTGCGTTGTATGAACAGCTACTTTGTAGTCTGGGGCAATGTCCATCTTTGCTTGAAACATTAGGTTCTTTCTCTAGTAGGCAGACCTTTACGGTACGCATCATTGTTTTCTCTTGCTTCAGCAAGATCTTTAAGGCGCATCAGAGCCTCTTCAAATCGTTTTTCATACATGGCAAGAACGTCCTGCTCTCCTTTCATGTATATATAGGCCTCAACAAGAGAACCAAAAAGTATGGCGTTAGGTGCATTGACGCTTAAGAACGTCGTTCCGGATTCCGCTCCGGCGGTTAAACTGGCAGGTCTGTAGTAATAATGAAGCTCTACCGAATACCCAGAGTCTGGCGTTGGCGCTATCAAGAAGTTTGAATCATCAAATAAAGCGTAGAACTCGGGCTCACCAGTTAAAGAGGAGTTCGGCCAATACTCTTGCAAGAAGTTTACATCTTTTTGCAAAAGAAATTTCTTTGAGCTAGACACTTCTATAGACAAAGAAAAAGAGGCTAAAAAGTCCGTTGGGGCCTGTAAAAACCTGTTTGATGAGGTCATAGAGGCGCTGACGTTTTTTCTAAAGTTTTCAAGGTCAACGAGTTTGAAAATACGCTCTTCTGCGGCCCGAATAAAAACAGGCAGGTTTGTTACAAAGCTTGTTTCCGTGTTTTCCGCAAAGTCTTGTATTGCTGTTTTTAATTCTGCAAACGTAAAGCTCATGCCGTCACCACTGTCACTATGCCGACGGAGGCCACCGCCTTAGTGTCCCTAAGACCTTGCGGGAAAGAAGCGCTCCCAACAAAAACAGTTTGAGGCTCAACGCGGTCTGGACGTGGATTATACAAGGCCTCCGCGTCGGCCACCTCTTTGAAAGGCCCTAACTGAGGATGTTTTTCTTCATATTCATCTTTACCGACAAGAGCGCCCGTCCATTCTCGCCGCATGTCCTGATACCGATATCGAAACCCTGATCGGTCTGATATGGCGTAAGAGTCCTTTCCCGTTGCAAACCTAGCCATAACTACCTACCGAAATAGTTGTGGCTTGGAGATATCTGGAGAGACGACCGGTCTCGGTCCTCCTGCATCGCTCTCTGCATTTCCTCTTCATAAACCGCCTTAAGGAGGTTCGTCCTTTCAGGAGAAAACTTAATGGAAAGATAGTAAGAGAGACCCGCAGAGACGCACGGATAAAACCGAAAAGGCACGTCTAAAGTGTTTGTCTGAGTGTCAGCATCATCTAGTCTAGTTAACCTGTCGAACACCAGTTCATAAGAAGAACTGGAGTCAGGAGTAGGCCAGAGCCTGACTTTCGGGGTAATCTGCCTATCTACATAAAACTGCACAGGACGCCCCGTAGAGCGTTTGCTGGTCAACCCTAAATAAGCGTCCCGCCCAATGCGAGTAATCTGTAAATCAGACTGATTACTGGCCCCGCTGTTTTGACGAATTACCGCGGATAAAATATCTATCGAAGACTGCACGTCTTCTAAAGATACCGCAGAGGAGACGGTTGCAGTTGTCCCAGACGTTCCACCAGTTATGGTTTCGCTTGCAGAAAAAGTGCCCGAAGGCACCGTTATTGCAAGAACGGTGGAGGAGTCCACGTTAGTTATCGATGCAGTGGCCGAACTGGTTCCACCGGTTATAGCTTCCCCGTCCTGAAAACCCGTTGTGCTGTTGACCGTCATAGTCAACGTGCCCACCGGGTAATCAGCCACGTCGTTAGCAAGCGCTATCGTTTTTTGCTCTATTGTCCACCGATTGATGCCGCGATTAGCCCACTCTGCAAACAAAAGGTTTAGAGATCTTTTTGCGGTGCGGAGATCGTAGCCCGTTCGGGCCTCTAACCCGCACCTCTCAAAAGCCTCTTCGATATGCTCGTTAACGTCTAGCTCAAAATTTTTGCTAGAGGAAACGGTCATCTAATTACTTTTTCTTACGGACCATACCGCCGCCACGCATTCTTTTCGGGCCTTTCATCATGCCACCACCGCGCATCTTTTTCGGGCCTTTCATCATTCCGCCGCCACGCATTTTGCGTACGGGCTTTTTCTTACGAGGTTTCATTGCCATTTGTCAGTCTCCTATGTAAGGTTTCTCTTTGGTCGTAAAGCGTTCTGTTCTCAGGCGTTTTGAAAACTTGATCGTAGTAGCCCTTCTCTTTTAACTGATCCGCGCTGCTTTGAAGCTTCGTTAGCCTTTGCACAAAAATAATAGCATATTTTTCTCCTACAGAGGGAGAAAAAGACCCTTCATCTAAAAGCTGCTCTGAATCATCATCCGGATGAAACCCCATGAGCCAAAGATCTTTCTGACCAAAAATACCCTCGGCAATGGCGTCGTTTAGGTCAGAGATAAAATCCTCAAATTCTTCAGGGTCTTTCTTGTAACAGAAATCCACTAAAAGAATTACTTCGTATGAATCATCAAAACCTGCTAAAGTTTGGTATAGACATAAATTATCGTCTTCGTTTTTGAAGACGTATCCAACTTTCTCTTCTTCAAAAGCTTTTTTTGCATACGGACACGCGGGCAGCCTGTTGAAAAAGATGTTAGGCTTTTCCAAAGCGTGCCGAGACCATTCTCTTATTTCTTGTTGAACTGCAAGCTCGACGTTCATGTATAAAGTGTCCGTTTTCGTCTATTAGCCAAAACAGCGCCGCAACCCTTGTTTAATTTACGATAAGGGGCTCCGACAACTACTCCCCCGTCTTTTGCTTTAGTAACTTTTGCAGCTTTCGTATTGGCGACAACAGTTTTTCCTTTAGCGCCTTCACGCTTCTTTTTGCGAGCTGTTGCAGAGCGCTCAGACTTACTAAGACTTTGCGCTTTGCGGCGAGGCAAACATCTATCGGGATTCTTTTTATCCTTTGAACTTCCGCACGGCCCCGCGATATTACCGCTGCTATCGATCCTAACCCAGTCTTCATTTAACCAATCCTTCAGCTTGCCCATTTAACGGCCCTTTCTTTTGCCGCCCTTTGCTTTTTTAGCATAGTTTGGGTCTTTGCAATATTTTGATGCCGCTAAATTAGCATAAGCTGACGGGTAGGTATCAAAAGTTCTTTTTGCCCAAGCTTTGCCCTCGGGGCAAATTTTACTTCCTTTACTTTTAGAAGAAACTCTGCCGCCTTTTTTGAAGTAGGTCAGCTTCGGCTTTTTTGGTTTTGGTCCTGTAACTACTTTTGGCATCTCACTTCTCCGCCAAACTGTTTCTGTTTACAAACTCCTGCCACATGGGTTTTATCATCTCGTGATTTTGATCCACCTTGACCGCAGTCTTTTCAGTCCTGATATCCACGTCTACCAGCGTAACAGCCATCCAGCCTACAATGCCAAAAAAACCGGTCACTGAACAGGTGACTATCGTTCTTACGATTAATTTTTCCATCAGCACTTCCAACGACGACGCGCCTGACGAATGCGCGAGTTGGGGTTATTACGTGTCTTAGCCGAACTTCTTTTTAGTTGACCAAGGGATCTAGCACAGTAACTCTTTCTACGTTTGGCAGCGGCGCTACCTTTTTTAACTTTGCCCGTAACCGCGGTTTTCA